ATCCAGCGGGACCGGCTGGACGCGCACCGGCTGATGCTGGCCATGCGCGAAGCCAACAACGGCAACGTCGGCGCCATGCGCCTGCTGAACCAGATGATCGAGAAGAACGATCTGCAGCTCGAAGCGGCGCGGATGCGCCGGAGCGGTGAGGCTGACGGGCCGGAAGAAGACGACCGGCCCGCGGGCAAGAAGGCGGAGGCGCAGCGCGCGGCCGAGGAGGCTATGTCCAGCGACAAGAACTGGGGCACCCTCTTGAGACCGGATGAGTTTCACTGATGACGCTGCACGCCGAGGTCAGCCAGTTCGACCGCGCCGCGTGGTCGACCGCCCTGCCCGACTGGCAGGAGCGGATCATGGAGGGCCGGTCGCTGGTGCCCGAGCTCCCGCTGCACGACCGGGTCGCGGAGAAGGCGCTTGAGATCTTTAAGCGCCTCCGGGTGCCCGACCTGCCGGGGCAGCCGACCTACGGCGAGGTCTGCGGCGAGTGGGTGTTCGCCCTGGTGCGCGCGATCTTCGGATCCTACGACCCGGAAACAAAGCGACGCGCGCTGCAGGAGTTCTTCCTGCTGGTGCCGAAGAAGAACGGCAAGTCGGCCATCGCCGCCGCCATCATCGTGACGGCCGCCATCCTGAACGCCCGGCCCTATGCGGAGTGCATCCTGATTGCGCCGACGCAGAAGATCTCGGACATCAGCTTCAAGCAGGCGCGGGGAATCATCCAGCTCGACCAGTCGCTGTCGCAGTTGTTCCATGTGCAGGACCACAAGAAGCAGATCACGCACCGCACGACGCAGGCCGTCATCATGATCCTGTCGGCGGACGGCGATGTCGTGACAGGGTCCAAGGGCACATTCATCCTGATCGACGAGACGCATGTGCTGGCCAGCAAGGCCAAGGCCGCGGACATCTTCCTCGAACTTCGCGGAGGTCTGGCGGCCCGGCCGGACGGCTTCATGCTGCAGATCACCACGCAGTCCAAGTCCGAGCCGCGCGGGCAGTTCAAGGTCGAGCTGCAGCGCGCGCGGGCGGTCCGCGACGGGCTGTCGGATTACCCGATGCTGCCCGTCCTGTACGAGCTGCCGCCGGAGGTGGTGCAGTCCGGCGACTGGCGTGACGAGGAAACGTGGGCGCTGGTCAACCCGCACCTGGGCTTCTCGGTGGATCGCGAGTGGCTGCGCACCCAAGCGCAGGAGGCCGAGTCGGGCGGCGCGGACGCGCTGGCGCTGTTCGCGAGCCAGCACTTGAACGTGGAGATCGGACTCGGCCTGCACTCCGATCGCTGGATCGGCGCGGAGTACTGGACGGGCAACGCGGATCCCGAGCTCGTCGACCTCAAGGCGCTGATCGCGCGCGCGGACGTCGCGGTGGCTGGGGGTGACATCGGCGGCGCGGACGACCTGTTCGGGATGCAGGTCATCGGCCGCGACCGCGAGACGCGCGCGTGGCTCTGCTGGGCGCGGGCGTGGTGCACGACGGCGGTGCTGGAGCGCCGGAAGGAAATCGCTCCTGCCCTGCGGGACTTCGCGGCGGAGGGCGACCTCGTGATCGACGACGACGTGGCAGCGCATGTCACCGAGTTCGCCGACATCTGCGACCAGCTGCGTGACGCGCGGCTGCTTCCGCAAAAGGCGGCCATCGGCCTCGACCCCTGGGGCGTGGCGGCGCTGCTGGACGAGCTGGTGGGCCGTGGATACACCGATGACCAGATCTACGGCGTCAGCCAGGGATGGCGCCTGTCCGGCGCCATCAAGGGGCTGGAGCGGCGGTTGTTCCAAGGCACGCTACTGCACGGCGACCAGCCGATGATGCGCTGGTGTGTCGGCAACGCCAAGGTGGAGACGCGCGGCAACAACATCTTCGTCACCAAGGAGCGCTCGGGCAGCGCCAAGATCGACCCGCTGGTCGCGCTGTTCAACGCCGCGATGCTGATGGACATGAACCCCGAAGCGGGCGGCGGCAAGGCCGTCCGCATCCCGGCTGGATACGTGGTGGGCTGATGCGCATCCTCGACATGTTTCGCCGGCCGCCGGCCGCCGCCAGTGCAGGCGTCACCCGCGACGCCAGCGACGATCGCTTTTTCGACGACGCGCCCCTGGGCGGCGTCGCCAGCGAAATCGGCGTCGCGGTGACCGTGGAGCGCGCGCGCCGGGTGCCCGTGGTCCGCGACTGCATGCAGGTCTTGTCGCACAGCGTCGGCGGTCTGGAGCGTGGCGTTTTCCGGCGGCTCGACGCGGACACGGTACAGCGCGTGGACGATCACCCCGTCCTGGCCCTGCTGCGCCAGCCGAATGGGCGGCAGACGTCTTTCGAGTTCATGCAGCAGCTCGTCGAAGACGTGGCCGCTTACGGCAATTTCTACGCCGGGCTGGACTACGACGCGCGCGGACGCCTGACGGCGCTCCACCGGCTGGACCCGGAGCGCGTCACGCTGGAGGAGACGCCGGACGGGCAGAAACGCTACCGCCACCGCGACCGGCAGGGGCGCGAGGCCGTCTACCTGGAAGACGAGGTCTGGCACATTCCGCTGCCGCCGCTGGTCGATAACCTGCGCGGCCGATCGCCGATCATGGACGACGGGCGGGAAGCGGTCGCCGTCGCGATCGCGCTGCAGCAATACGCCAACACGCTGTTCACGAACGACGCGACGCCGCCCTACGTGCTGGCGATGGACGGCCATTTCGAGGGCGAAGGCGACAAGGAGAACTTCCTGCGCGCGTGGCAGCGCTGGGTGACCGGGCGCCGCCGCCACAGCCCGGGCGTGCTGGAATACGGGATGAAGCCTCATCGCATGGGCTTGACGGCGGAGGAGGCGCAGTTCCTGGAGACGCGCAAGGAGCTGTGGCTGGACCTCACGCGGATCTGGCGGGTGCCGCCGCACAAGGTCGGGATCATGGATCGCGCGACCTTCTCCAACATCGAGCACCAGAGCCTGGAGTTCGTCACTGACACGCTGCGCCCGATCCTGGAGCTGATCGAGGCCAGCGTGAACAGGTTCCTGATCGGCGATCCGGCCTACTACTTTGAGTTCAATGTCGAGTCGCTGCTGCGCGGCGACATTAAGACCCGGTTCGAAGCCTACGCCCTCGGCCGCCAGTGGGGATGGTTCAGCGTCAACGACATCCGCCGCAAGGAGCGCATGAACAGCATCGGCCCCGCCGGCGACCGCTACATGGAGCCGCTGAACATGGTGCCGCTCGGGACCGGCGCCGCCGAGCGGCAGCCCGAGGCGCGGGCGGGCATCGACAAATCCATCGCCTTCCTGCGCGAAAGCGTCGAGCGCAACGGCGGGCGGCCGAGATTGGAGGTCATCCGAAATGCCGCATGAGATCGATCGCATTCTTTCCGCGGCGGCCAGCCGCCCGTGGTTCATTGAGCCGCGCAAGGCGCACGAAATCGTGAACCTGCTGGCACTGCGCGCGGAGAACAGGCCCCGCGCCTGGGACGGAGAGCGGCCGCAACCGCAGGCTGCCGAGGTGGTCGAAGGGCGGCGCGGCAATGTCCATGTCGTGAAGCTGCATGGAACGATCATGCCGCGCGCCACCATGATGGCCGACATGTCGGGCGCCGCCTCGCTGGACCGTTTCCAGCGCGCCTTCCGCACGGCAGCGCAGGATGACAGCGCGGCGGCCATCGTGATCGAGGTCGACAGCGGGGGCGGCCTGATCGACCAGGTGCCAGAGACGGCCGCGATGATTTACGCCGCCCGCCGCGCCGAACGCCCGATCATCGCCGTGGCGAATACGATGGCGGCTTCCGCCGCCTACTGGATCGCGGCGGCGGCCGACGAGATCGTGGTGACGCCGTCGGGCCTCGTCGGGTCCATCGGCGTCTACATGGTGCACGACGACATGAGCGCGGCGCTCGAGGAGGCGGGAATCGCCCGCACCTTTATCTTCGAGGGTCCGCGCAAGGTGGAGGCCAACCCGTTCGCGCCGCTCGACGACGAGGCGCGCGCCGCCCTGCAGGCAGAGGTTCGCTACAGCTACACCCTGTTCACCTCTGACGTGGCCCGCTTCCGGAACGTGTCGGTCGCGGTGGTGCGCGCAGATCCCGAAAGCGCGGAGCGTCACTTCGGCGGCGGGCGCGTGTACCACGCGCGAGACGCCACATTGTTCGCATCGACAACGAAGCCTAGCTTCTTATCCACGACGCACCCCTTGTGTACTTTGACCCATGCAACTTCTCAACCATTGCCCCTGCGCTAGTCCATCCACTGACGCTAGCGCTACCAAGCTTGGCGACCCAACTTATTCTTCTCTGTTTCATGATCTCCACGGCTGTGTCGTGAAG